AGAGCTGGATCCTTAACGTTTGATAGTTAAGGTTTGGGTTAAAGATATTTTTGTTATTGTAGATGTAAAGTCTAGAGAAGCGGTCAACCAATGAATTGGTCTCGTAACGTCCAGTACTCTGGATGTGATTTACGTCTGCTATCTTTAACTGATTCCCACCAACGTTACGTATTACGACGTCTGTGGAGAAAAGTCTCTGTAATCTACTAAATAAAGAAGTGTTAGCCATTCAAAAGCTGTTTAAGTATAAATAGTCCTAACGGAGTAACCAGGTTAAATCCTCTTTTCCGTGCGGAGTATCCATAGTATACGGATTATTTTTCATATCTCCAACATTATACACAGGAGCCTGGCGGGTATTTAGGCTTGAGAAGGAAGATAACTGGGCTCTAGCCAGGTCCATACCTTGCTGACGGAGTCTAAGGGCTGTATCTCGGACGTATAGCGCAGTAGCAAAAGCGATTATGAGATCGTCGTTATAACCGCTCTGTGCTTGAGCTTTGCCGTTTTTCCATACAAAGACTCTCATCTCCTCTAGCAGTCTCTTGGATTGAATAGTGACTGATTTATCTCTAATGTATTCCATCATCTTAGCGATTACTAGAGGACGGGTCTTCATAGACATGGTGAAACCCGGAACTAAATTTCCTTTCTCGTACTTATTCATATAGCTCTCGACCGTATCCTGGTCTGATCTAGAGGAGTAGTAGAGGTTGGGGTATTCCCGGTCTAGGACCTGCTCGATGGTAGCCCATCCCATGGATGCGTTTTCAATCACAAGCAAGGCGTTGTTATATTCCGAGGCTATGCCCACTAATATGTTTCCGAAGTCACGGGGGGATACCTTGCTCCTATATTCACCGATTTGCGTAGCTGCTTCGATATCGATGATATGAAAGGTACTATAGTCGGCTCCGTCCCCTCTTGCTACGTCAGCCACAACCATATAAGACTTAGTGTAATCAGGGTACTCCCAGATCCATAAATTGCTGTCTACTCCTCTTCTCTCGTTGGGGTCCTTGCGGTAGGTCTGCTCGTAGAAGGAGAGGTACTCAGGCTCAAAGACTGTTTCTCCTGAAGAGAGGAAGTCACAGTCACATTCCTGTGCTGCCATCCTAGGTCCTAGGTCGTTGTCCTGTAAGTCTCTCCAGGCTTGGGTTCTTTCCGGATGTACGGTCCAGGGCAGGCGTATGGGTATGAAAGAATTCTCTGACATCTCTGCTTTAGCCCAGGTCTGATGAAACCAGTTCCCTACACCGTTCGGGGTAGACAAAGCCATACACTGGCCTCCTGTTGCTAGGGTCTGCTGTGCAGCAGCGAAAGTCTCGTCGATGTTATCGATAAACGCAGCTTCGTCAATAATTAGTAGCGATACAGCCTCAGATCTTGCAGCATCGGAGTTCGATGATTTAGCAGCGATCCTTGATCCGTTTACAAGTCGTAAAGAGAGTTTGTTTTTCTCTAAGGACTTAAGCCGCAACCAGCTCGGAAGCTGCTCGTACATAAACTGTACCTTGGTGACCAGGTTCCGGGCCGTGGCCTGGGTGGTTGCTAGTGCGAGGATGTTCTTGTCCTTATGGAAGATCATCAACCACAGCGCATACCCTGATGCTAGGGTTGAGATCCCAAGCTGTCTAGATTTTAAAGTAATCAGGAATTGATTATCTTTGAATAGATGCAGGACCTTGTCCTGGAAAGGGTATAGATTGAAAAGAATCCTGCCTCTCTGGGGATGCTGGATGTAGCAGTACTTACGCATGAAGTATGCCGGGTCCTGGGCACACTTGGCGTATTCTTGTATTACTAGCTGTTTTACATTCAGCGGCTGTTCGCTCATAGTACCGTCAGTCCTAGTACCAGGGCAGCGCCCGTCCCTAGTCCGGTTAATAACCCTTTCCAGTAGTTGACTGCCTTACCGGCTTTCAACACTGCAATTTCTTTCTCTCTTGTCTCTAGTTGAATCCCTTTCTCAGTAATAGTTTCATAGAGAGCTTTAGTAATACCGTCTTTCTTAACGATCTGCTCTTTCTGAATATCTATGACATCTCTAAGCCCCTTAGCTTCTCTGATCCAGCTCTCAAGCTCGATCTTGCAAAGGTCACCTGCCTGCAGGTCGGCAATTACTTTTCTTGTAACCGTCTCCGGTAGGCAAACTAAAGTATCTTTATTAACGACTATAACGCTCTGCGAAATAGCGGGCAAGCTCAGCAGTAGAAAGCTTGCTAAGCTCAGCCATCCTTTTATTGAATTCATCTCTTTCTTTTTTACGTTTTGTTTCTTCTCCTTCTAATGCTTTGAGGGTAGAGTCGGCTCTGTTTTGAAGTCTTAGTGCCTCATTCTCTAAAGAGAAAACGACCGTCTTCAAAGAATCTTCTCTTGCTTCAGATGCCTCTCTTACTGCCTTCAATTCAGTCAAGTACTTTTTCTTGTAAGGGTTTAGTAAACCTGTGAACATAAGGATTGCTAGTGCAACTGCAATAACTGTGATAATTGATTGTAATTTGTTCATAGCTTAGATTAGAATCCTAGTAGCTGAGGGGCTTTGTTGCTTTTGGTAAAGTCGTTCTTAAATTTGATATCACCTGATAGTACTGCGGCTTTGAATTCTTCACGGGAGTATATCTTATAATTCCCTTGCATGTAAAGTAAAATTAAATCACTGGGTTCAGTTGCGTAGAAGTTATCAACATACCATCCGTAAAGCGTGTTGCGAATTTCACCTATATTGGCAAAATCAGATCCTGCAAAAGCGTCTTGGAATTCTCTATTCACCGCCTCTCTGACCTTTGTCAAAGTTGCAGGGTCTAAATTAGCTTTACCGATCTGTTCGAGGTACTTGGCGAGGTTAACTGCTTCCGGGATTTGCGTTATCTGTTCTAAGGATTCAATTAACTGCTTTAAGTTACCGTGACGCTCTCCTAATCTAGCTGAGTCAGCTTTAATTTCTATACTAACTCCTTCAACATCTACGTCTCCTACTGATCTTTTAACCCCGTCTTTCATAAAGAGAGCCAGGCCGTACTCACCTTTGCCAACTCCTTTGCTTGTACGGATAGATGAGAAGTCAACTATTGGCTGTACTAACTCCGTAGGTAGGTTTGTTTGTTTTACAAAGAAATCAACTAAGCTGCCTCCAGCACTAGCTCTTAAATCACTAAGGCCGGGCTTGGAGTCGGATTCAAGAAATTTAAGAAGTTTTTCTTCAGCGTTTAGTCTCTGGGCAGTTGTCAGCACTAAGTACTTACTTTCCTCCATACCTTTTTCGGTAAGTATTCCAGATATTTTTGAAGATATTCCTTGACCTTTGCCCTGTATCTGAGTGTATAGATTCTTAACGAATTCAGCAGGTAGATCGTCCTTACGAGTCTTAAGGAGATCCATAAGAGCATCTACGGTGATTTCAGATTCCTCCTCTTCTTTTACTATTTCAGTATCGGTTCTCAAAGATGCTTCAGTAAGGTTAATTTTAAATAATCCTTCTAAGATACGAAGATCTTCCTCAGAGTCCAACTGCGGATAACCCTTAGCACATCTCCAAGACCATTCCTTGATTATCTTGTCGACTAAATCCATTATAGTCCTGCGAATACGTCCTCTCCAGCTCCGGGAGTAGCTGCGGGGGTTTCTGCTCCTGTCTCGGCTCCTGCTTCAGCACCGGCATCAGCACCGGCATCAGCAGCCGGTTCAGGTGCTCCTGCTCCTGCGAATACATCTCCTCCTGCACCCTCTTCTCCTCCTAATGCATCCATTCCTGTCTGGATTGGACCGTGAGAGAGGATGATACCGATCTTGTCGAGTGCCTGCTGGTACTCCGGTAGGTTGGCTAGGTAGTAGCGCTTACCCTCAATATTGGCTTCAAAATTCTTACCCATCCACTTTAAGACCATATCTTGTCCGGACTTAAACTCTACCTTGAACGTAGAGGGTTTAGGGGACATCCATCCTACCTTCTCTACAAATTGCATGTACTGAGGAGTTAGGAGGTGGGTGAGAGTCTTTTGCAGGGTAGGAAACTTGCCGAGGATATTCAACGTAGGGTCTGTTTGGTCCCTCTTCGGTCCTTGGACCGGGGGCTGGGCAGCCTCAATAAGCACCTCAAAGTATGCCTCTTGAATTATATCTTTAAGCTTATTTAGTTTCATTACTTCTTAGAATGCTGGGCGATTGCTGCGCCGATCTTTACTCTTCTACCTTTGAGGTACTTATCTGTCTTATCTACTTTGCCGTCGTTGTTGATATCTGAATCTTCTTTACCGACTTTGTCTAGTTCTTTTTTAGCTTCTTCTAAAGTAATATCGTATGGTTCGGCTTTGCTATTTGAAGCTTCAACATAAAAAAATGATCTAGGAAACATATCTTGTAATCTCTCAGCTCGTTTTTCAGCTTCTTCTTTAGTATCGTAGACACCTTGATGTCCTTTTTCACCACCTACATCTTCTATTACATGGTAATATGTTTTTTTAGCTTTTTCCTCTACCATAGCTTGATCCATTGCCGGTTCAGCTAGTTCGAACTCAAGGTAGTGCTTGGCGCTGCTGACCATTGAGTTTGCTTTTGTAATCTTAGACTGCCACCAGGCTGGAAAATCAACTTCAGCCTCACTGTCAAACTGGTCTACCATCTTATAAAGCTGAATGGCGTATTTTGCGATCTGGTAAAGCTCTGATTTAATCATGTGCGGTTCGTGATCCTCATGTCCTAGATCTAAGTCTTCATCTAACGATTTAGCAAACATATCGTTAACTAATTCTTGAGCCATTGAGTTTAAATCAATCTTATTATTACCACGACCCATATTC